CTGGAAAACCACTATTAAATTTATTTTCTATTTTTTGGATAAAAGTTTTTGGTGGCAGTTGCTTTTTTATTTGTAAAAAAAATTGTTTTTCTGACATTTTATTGTTGACATATATGGGATTGTGTGGGATATATAATTATCATTTTTAACAAGTATAAGGATAAACGAATGTTAGCACAATTAGAAAATTTCAAAGACTTAGATGTCTTTAATAATCAAAGATGGTTTTATAAAGGGTTTTATATTTTAGAAACTATTCAAGAAGAACATGATGAAACAGTACAATTAATTAGAGAAAGAAAGGGAAATTATGAGAGCATATCTAATTGATCCGATTAAAAAAGAAATCTCCGTTGTTGATTATAACGGAGATTATCAAATGATTAATAAGTTTATAAATTGTCCAAGAGGTTTTGATGCAGTTTATGGGTTTAGAAATCAAGACACGTTATTTGTAGATGACGAAGGCTTGTTAAGAAAAGAAAATTACGGCTTCGAATTTACATATGATAATGGTCATACTCAACCTTTGATGGGTAAGGCTTTAGTTTTAGGTACAGATGCAGAGGGCGAAAGTGTTGCAGTTAAAAGCACTTTAGAAGAAGTCGCAAGTAAAGTTAATTGGATTGGCAAAGTTAATATCTATCATGGTCAGATGGGTTTTGAAATTGTCCCAATAGAAGCAGATGTAGAAGAAGCTATAAATTCTAGAATAAAAGAAGAAGTCGATAAAAAGTTAACTGAAATAGCGAAAGGAGTAAATGATGGAAGTTGAAGTTTTAGAAAAGAAAAGTCTGTCGTCTTTGTATAGTGAAGTTACATTTATTCAAGGTCAAGTTAAGGCAAATCTTGAAATGCAATTACATTTAAAAAAAGAAGAGATGAAGTTGCAAGACATGAGAGCCGATCTTGAAAAAGAAATCGTAGGTTTGCAAAATGACTAGGCTTTTAAAATTAGTCGAAAAAGTTGAGGAAGATTTAGATATCTTCCTCAATGACAAGAGCATGACAAACAAACAAGCATTTAAGGAGATAGGTGCAAAACTTTATGAAGTTGATGGACTTACTTGGAAAGGTGGATTTGTTGTTAAGATTGCAGAGCAGTTAATATTAGAAAACATAGAGGAAGAAAATATATGAAAGCGATACACAGAGCAAAGCAAAGGTCTAACCAACATAAGAGAAAACACTCTCCTAAGTCTAACCATCACAAAGGCTTAATACTTGGGAGAGGTGTTAAAAGAAATGGTGCAATACTTAATGCTTTTAAAAAGTAATAATCAAAGTTAGGCATGATTTTCGTGCCTAATCTTGAATATTGCAACAACAGAATGAAAGGAGATGTTATGCAAATATCAAAACTAGAACTCAAGAATATTGAGTATTATAAAAGAGGAAGTGAAGAAACTCCTTGTTATAATGCGACAGTATATGTCAACGGCAAAAAAGCAGTTGAAGTGTCTAATGATGGTCATGGTGGAAGTGATAGACAATTTGCCTATCCACAATTCATGGAAGAATGGGATAGCCACATGGTAAATTTTTTACAAACTCTTGATCAATATTGTGTCAAAACATTTGGTACTAAAAAGTATGAATGGGGAGAAGTAGAGATTGATCTTGAGCATTGGTGTCAAGACAGACTTTATGATCATCTTGAGCAAAAGAAACTTAAGACCGATATGAGAACTAAATTTATTTGTGTCGATAAAGCTAAGAACGAACTTTATGCTTACAAAAAAAGAGGTTTCTCAGATGTACAGTTTCAGAGCCATATGAAAAAAAATCACTCACAAGATGTTTGCTTAAACTTTTTAGAATTTGATTTAGCATGGAAACTTTATGATGGAGTTGTGTAATGAACGAACCAAGACCAACTAGTGTAGATGTAGCAAAAGCAATAGAAGATTTTCTTCTTCATGAACTTGATGTAGTTACGGAGAGTGATTGGTTTGATGAAGTTATAGAAAAGAAAGTAACTGAAGTATTAAATAGAAAACTATCAGAATTAGGAAAGGATTAATTATGGGTAGATATTATAACGGAGATATTGAAGGTAAGTTTTGGTTTAGTGTGCAGAGTAGTACAGATGCAGACTATTTTGGAGTAGAAGGAGAAGCAAGGTTTCTAAACTACTACTTTACTGAGGAAGATTTACCAAAGATAGAAAGTGGCATTAAGAAATGCAAACAGTATTTAGGTTCGCTTTTAGAAGCACTTGATAAATTTTTTGAAGAAAATAACGGATACAATGATGAGATGTTAGTCAATCATTTAAATAGTCTTTACACTTGTGAAGGTTTACCATCAGAAAAGTTTACCAAACAAGGGGTAAGACATTATTTAGAATGGTATGCAAGACTTGGATTAGGTAATCAAATCTTGGAATGTGTTAAAGAAAAAGGCGAATGTCAATTTGAGGCAGAGTTATGAGTGGTATTGATGTTTATATAGATAGTGGAGTTCATTTAAAAGGATTTTCAGAGCTTACAGAAGAAGCGAAAGAATTAGCAAAGAAAAAATTTATAGATGAAATAAAAAACGATACTCTTGTTTTAGTATGGGATACATACGAAGAAGGAGATTGTTGATGCTCAAACATCTTGATTTATGTAGTGGTATTGGTGGCTTTGCCGTAGGTTTTTCTATGGCAGAGTTATCAGAGCCTATCGCTTTTTGCGACACAGACAAGTTTTGTCAGAGAGTTCTTGCCAAAAACTTTCCTAATATTCCAATTTATGATGATGTAAAGGAGATTGCAGATGACCCAGAAAGATTTATTTCAGAACGACCAGATATCCTCACGGCAGGATATCCGTGTCAACCCTTCTCAACAAGTGGCAAAAGGGGTGGAACGCAAGACCCTCGCCACATCTTTCCGTACTTGCATAAACTTATTAAACAAGTCAGACCCACTTATTGCGTTTTCGAAAATGTTTATGGACACCTCTCATTGGGACTTGACGAGGTACTCTTTGCAATGGAAAGCCTCAACTACCACACGAGGACATTTGTACTTTCGTCTAGTTCAATCGGAGCGAGACACAAACGAGAAAGATTATGGATCATCTGTAGAAACTTGGGCGACCCCCACGACTATGGATTCCCTACCACCGAGAAGTGCAGAGGCAACGAAGAAGATGCAAGAGGGACACAGAAAGGGTCGCAAGAGACCGAGCAATCTGAGGGAGCAAGTCGATCCGAAGACAATGGAGATGTATCCAACACCGACAACAAAAGGTTTCGGTCATGCCTCAGAGGGTCAGACAATGATGTTCAGAAGGAAAGTGGAGAACGGAGAACTGACAGAAGCAGAAGCTCAAGCCATGATGAACGGAGTAACTCTTCGACCACCGAGAATGGAAGAGTGGAATTATCCAACACCGACATCAAGTCTGAAGAAGCACAGTTACAACGGCAACAAGGACTTTTGGGAGAACCGAGTGGACAAAGGAAGACAGATGGACTTGGGAATGAAGATGTACCAAACGGAAGGAGACGGAAGGTTGAACTGCGATTGGACGGAGTGGTTGATGGGGTATCCTATTGGATGGACGAACCTAGAGGAGTCCCAAGAATAATTGTCGATCAGAAAGATCGTGCAAATAGGTTAAAAGCATTAGGTAATGCTATCGTACCACAAAATGCAAAGTTAATTGGATTAGCAATAAAAAAAGAACTAGGCTTGACTTGAGTATGTGTTTTAAATTATCCTTGGATTGCACGGAGCAATATCGGGAATTGCTATTTGCCCAGGTTGGAGAGAGCTTTTACTTTCCCCTTACTCTCTTCAACCACCTTGAAGTCTCCGTCAATGAACGCAGAGGGGTAGTTTTTACGAAGTTCAGAAAGTCTAGCAACAATTTCATCACGAGAAAGTTTATCTAAATTATGTGTAACACTAGTTTCTCTTTTATCAATAGCAAGACCACCGAGTGCAGACCTATACTTCTCTGCATTAACGGCGGCAGAGAACTGTCCAGATTCTTCTGCACCTTTCGACAGATCTGCAAACCTTTTGAGTTGACCCATGAGAGTGACACCATACTTTCTTTCTCTGGCTTCACGAAGTTCTTTGATATATTCAGTTACCAGAGGAAAATCTCTACCATTGAGAAGCAGACTAGCAGTTTTTCTAGCTTGACCTTCAGAATATCCAGACTTTCTAGCACACTCAGAGTTAGAGTA